GGTGTGTCCTGATGTCGGTGTTTTCTTCCAAGCCATCCATGCAGATGCACTACTTTCGTGTGGAGTACGGAAGCTAAAGCAGAAACAAAAAAACCGCTTGCAACTACTCTCTGGTGGCAGTCTTTCCTAAATATACCCTTTACGGAACTTAGGAAAGACAGAGAGTATGTGCAAACGGTCTTAATCATGTCACCTGCCACAGCAACAATTTCATTGTACACAATTTTTTGCTGTGTCAACAAGTTTTTTTCAAATTCTTTGATTATTTGTGATTTGTTTAGTGAAATCAGGATTTCCCTTGTAAAGCCTCTTAGCTTGAGCGTTCATTACTCGGTACTCAGCAGGGGTAAAAATACCTTTGGCATTACGAATATCAAATGGATTTAGCAAGCAGCGCTTTTCTTCTGGCTTCTTAGCCTCAATCAAATCGTCTGACAGGGTGTATTGAGCAATCCAATGCTTACCAACCTTGACCAACTCAGTCGTTAATTCACCCTTATGGCGAAGTTTCTTGGCTGTTGACAGAACTGTCGCTTGTGGCATACCAGTCAGGTTAGCCAACTCATGTGATGTAAGTGGGCCATTCTGGAGGGCTTTGATAATTCTTGCTTGTGTCATTGGTACATTTCTTGGATGTTAATTGGTCTGTTTAGGTGGTTTTCTAGAGTCCTGGCAAGCAAAGCCACTACTGCGGCATTGAAGTCCTCAGGATCATCCACATAAGCTGAACACATTGTGATTGCGTAATCAAGCAATGTCTCAGCGCACTTTTGTTCAATTTGTTCGATGTTCATACCAGTATCTTACTGTTGTTTTTTTGTTTGCATATTAGGGTTTGTCCTAATATAAAACATTAAAAACCTATGGCATATTAGAGGTGTTGAGCGCTTTCAGGTGCGAAGTCCATCGTGCTAAAAAGCTGCAATGAAGTTCTGGCTCAGCTAGTGTGTTCAAGCATTAAACAGAGAATTGCAGAAACGGACAATTTTGATAAACAATTTAATAGGAGTCAATATGAAAACTTTACCAGCATTCCCAGCAATGCACTTTGATTTAGCGGAAAACGAACACGGCATGACTTTGCGTGACTACTTTGCGGCTAAGGCTATGCAGGGATTTATTGCATACACCGCACATAAAGGCATGTACACACCACCAGACGATGAATTGGCAGCGTCCGCATATCAATTAGCAGACGCAATGCTGAAAGCAAGGAAAGCATAATGCCAATTTTGAACGGCAAAAAGGTCGTAGACCTAGAAGTAGATGGAGTGGATAGTGGGGATTATCCTGATTTCTCAGACGCATACTTTAGCTATGCTTGCTATGAAGATGGAACACCACTAACAGAAGATGAGTTAAACAGACTCACCGATCTTGCAAGTGATGTTCTTTGGGAAATGGCTTACGACAAGCTCCACTAATGAAATCCTTTCTTGAAACTTACATAGAAGAATTCTCAGGGATTCAATACTGCCAATACTGTTTAACAGTAAAGAATAACAAGTCATGCTGTTCCGATGACTATATCGACTTCAAGTACTTTGGACTTGAAACACAAAAACAAATCATTCAACAAGAGTTAGATCAAGGATTTAATCATGGGCGTACATAAAAAGTTAATGCAAGCAAGAATTCTCTTGCAATCTGCACCACTCAAGAAATCAGGCCATAACAAGTTTGCTGGCTACCAGTACTTTGAACTTGGCGACTTCATTCCAACAATCAATGAGATTTTCAACAATCTTGGACTTTGTGGCGTTGTCTCTTACGACTCAGAAATTGCCAGTCTGACAATCACAGATATAGACGATAACTCCAATATCATCATTACTTCACCAATGGCAGAAGCTAACCTCAAAGGATGCCATCCGATCCAGAATCTTGGTGCGGTAGAGACATATACCAGGCGTTATCTTTGGGTGACAGCAATGGAGATTGTTGAGCATGATGCTCTTGATTCCTCTGAGCCTCTTAAAGTAGTTATTTCTCCCCGTGACGGAATTGGAGAAGATTTACCACAGGAAACAAAAGAGTTCTTGCAGGAATTAGCAAGCTCTGTAAGAGAGTTAGTCAAAAATGGTCAGGCAGTAGATGCTTTAGCCATGATTGACGAGCAACAGTTGGAGGCAGATCAGAAGGTCTATCTGTCAAACCAACTTGAATCAAGTGTTCGTTCAGCGTTAAAGAAAGCGAAGTAAATTATGGAAAAGCGTGACAACTCAGGCGTTTTGTTCAAAAACGACAAGAAAGAAACAGGAAACCATCCTGATTACAAAGGAAATCTGACAGTAAATGGTCAAGACTTCTGGTTATCAGCATGGATCAAAGAAGGTAAGTCTGGCAAGTTCATGGGTCTTGCATTGTCTCCAAAAGAGCCACAAGCACCACAGAAAGCCAAGATGTCTGAGCGTTCCAAGGCTACTGGCTTTGATGACGAAGATATGCCCTTCTGATAGTTTACGAAGCCGAAAGCGGATGCTGACATTGCCACTTAGGGCGTAATCCCTTCAGTACCGCAAACAGACGCAGCGAGTAGGCTTCACCAATTCAATAAATAGGAGTTAATGATGAATGAAATTTTTGACAACATGAAAAAGTCTATGGACAGATTCTTTGGTACGCCAGCTTTTAAGTTGGCACGGAAAGAAGACCCTGTAACGAGCCATGAAGCGGCTCAAGCAGTAGACACCACCAAGATTGAACAAATCGTCTATGAGGCCATTAAAGGCTTTCCTGATGGTTGTATCTCAGATGAGATACTGGAGAAGTTTCCACAGTATCCATATTCCTCAATAACAGCCAGATATCGCTCTTTGTTAGACAAAGGTTTCATTGAAATCATCGGCACTAGAGTTGGTCGTTCTGGCAAAAAACAACGAGTTATGAAGGCAATAAAATGATTGAATTACCTCCACATTCCAAGATTAGCTATCCATCGGTTGCTAACAAAGAATTCAAATGGGAGTCTGGATCAGATGTCCAGGCTATATGGAAGAAACATGGTTGGACACCACCATCCGAGAAGATGACCCCACCACCACCAGAGAAGATTGAACAACCTTATAGGAGATTAAGATGAGCTATGCAGCAGTAGAAATTAAGATCATTCAATGGTCTGAAGCTAGGAAAATTATCCCCAACAGCACCCCAGAAGTTCAACTTCTAAAAGCAATTTCAGAAATGGGTGAACTAGCAGATGCAACCATCAAAAAAGACAGAGAGGCTGTCATTGATGCAGTCGGAGATGTGATGGTCTGCCTTGTTAATTACTGTGCTTTGCAAGACCTAAATCTGGTAGACTGTATGGAAGTTGCATACGATCAGATCAAGAATCGTAGGGGTACTCTTTTGCCCAATGGAGTATTTCAGAAAGACGCTACTTAGCAAGTAAGTAAAGACCCACATTACTAAAGGCGTAGCCTGTATATACGATTGCCATATACATGTTACCCTTTAGTGCTTGTTCACCAGCTATATAGGCGTAGATCAAGCCTGTGATAATGATTAGAGGCGCACTCAAAATGCACCTACATCAATAACTTCACCACGGAATTCAATCTGATTTTCGTCAAACTTATGGACAACTTCAGGCCACAATAGTTTGCCATTAAAGAAGTTAAGAATAGCAAATCCTGATCTGTGGTTGCTAGGATTTAGCTCTCCATAAGTGAATTGTGGGCCATCAGTCTCAGCAAGAGTGCCAGTATCAACACCATATCGAGTGCCGTTATAGTCATCAAATGGCGTGACTTTAAGAGAGTGCAAGTGTCCAGTAACGATTGATACACCAGCGTTCACAGTATTGTTGTGAGTGGCATGGATACCATTCTTGTATCGGTGCTTAACAACTACTTTTTCGGTAGGCCAACAAGCCCAACAGAAGTCCCAATTGGTAATATGGTCTGTCAACTTAAAGCCCAAAACATCTTTAAATTGTGGTGCGTGTTGAGCAAGTCTGTTGGCAAACCTAGCATCGTGATTGCCCCATGTAAACACTAGCTTTACATTGTGCCTCTCAGCTTTGGCAGTCTCCTCAATTTCATCAAGTGCTGCTTGGCAAGCCTTTAGCTCTTGGATGACAGATGTTTGAGGCATATCAGAAGCGTCATAACGGCTGATAGAAGCTCCATCAAAAGCATCTCCGTTACATATTACTGCTTTGGGTTTGAACTCTTGAATAGCCCATAGAAGACCTTTAAAGGCTGTGGAGCGTTGACCTGGTATGAAGTGAGCATCAGAAAAGACAATCACAGTCCCATCTTCTATGCCTAATTCAATTTGCTTTAGTGGAGAGAAAGACTTTGGTTTGGTTGAGTCGTACTTAGCGCCTCTGTGGTCTGCCGCACCTAGCTTGATTTTGTAATGATCTTCAATCCACCTTCTACGCAAATAAACAGCTCTAGTGGCAATACCAAGATGGTGAGATAGTTTTGCCGCAGACTGTAATTTACCCCATAGTTTGATGAATTCAACATCTGTGCAAGTTTCGTTATGAGCGCCCATTCGATTCCTTGAAGAGTAATTGCTCAAGCAAGTTAATAACCCTATGCTCTTGCATTTCCACCTCTTCTTGAGAAGATTTAGGGTCTTGTGCAACAGTCATTAGATCATGCAGCATTACATGGAGCAACTCATGTAAAGCAGTTTTGTCTAAGGACTCAGGCGTGATCTTTTCAGCACCAAAGTCTCCTAGACGATAAGTCGCTAATCTCGCATTCTCATTAAACTCAACAGAAGCCATTGCTTGCTTGGCAGGCTTCGAGCCTTTTTCTATTCTCCAGTCACCAAGAGATAGCGTTTTTTGCCACTTTTTTACGCATTCAGCAAAGAATTCAGCGTCTTGTTGTGTTGGTATGTTTGACATAACATCACTTTATACACAAGTTTTTTGATAATTTCATTTAAGTTAGTACCGCAAGTGCATGATTTATATGCTTTTCCCTGTCTGCCAAGCCAATAAAACCACCATTTATCTTCTTAGTCATGGTTTTGTAGTCTCTGGAATCAGCATATTGGTTCAGTTTTTGGACATCCCAAAACCATCCCGCAGTCAAAGCCGCATACATTGGAGTAGCAACTAACTCAGGGTTCATCACAAAATCTACACCCAAGGCTTGACCCGCATGGTAGTAGTTAGCGTGACCAGTCAACTGGATGCAACCACGACCACGGAATCTGTAGCCATCACCAGAAGCCTCATCCCTGTTTCCCATACGATTTGAGTAAACAGTATTGGCAATCAACTTAGGGTTTCTAGCGCAAGCCTGTGCTTTAGCCGCATCAAAGCGTTTAGGCCATAACTTCTGCAAAGCCTCTGCACGATAGTTCAAATTCTCCTCAAGAATCTTAAAGTTACCGCACTCATGCCCACATTGACCAATAAAAGCCGCTTTTCTAAGTGGATTCATAATGTCAAAACGCTCAAAAGTGGCGTTCAATCCATCTAACCACTCAGGGCTAATGTGAAGTTGTTTTAGTTGTTCAGCGCTTATTGTCATTTAGTAAGTTCCTAACATCGTTGTAAGCGTCTACGCAAGCATTTAAAGCAGCAGTATTCTTATCCCCTTGAGCGACTATTTCTGCAATGGCTTCGATGGTTGCTCTTTCGGCATCAGAAGCTGTGTCAGTCGGTCTGTCAGATTGACTGGTTGTTTCTGTATTTGTGCTGGTAAGGGAGGCACTTGAGGAGGCTTGTATGTTACTTGTGGGGCAGAGGCGCAACTTGCCAGCACGATTGGCAACAGCAAGAGCAGTAGTTTTTTTGTTGATGGCATCATTAGCCTCCTGTAATTTTGCAGATTGTTGGTTAAGTTTCTCAGTCATGTTTTGCTCTATCTGACGAGCTTCATCATTCTTTTTGGCTATGGCAATCTTCATGTCGCCATCACGCTCTAGCCAACCATAGTGATACCCAACCCTGTAAGTTCCAAACAAGGAAACTAGAACACCAACTATCAACCAAGGTAAAGGTATGGGGAACATTAGTCAGCCTCCTGTCTTGCAACAGCCAATTGGACTCGCTCATGGTCATCTTCTAAGTGATCTGGTGGCGTTGTTGGTGGTGGGCCAGGTGTCCAAGTTTCATCCAACTCTGGATTAGTCCAAACAGGCATTGCACCAAAAGGTTGACTAGGCAAACCATAAGCAGACTGTGGAGGTGCATAGGATTGATTAAAACCGCCCTGAGAGCCGTTAAACCCCATTGGTTGACACATTGGTTGCATTGGAGGTTGAGGCGCTCCAAAAGCCTTTGCCGCTGCACCAGCCGCCCTCTTAGTCATCACACCACCAATACCGCCAACAATCAACAAAACGATGTCGTTGAGCATCTTTGTATAGGCTTGGTCTATCGGGGCCATACTCTTGATAGGCTGAGTCACAAAGGTGACAGAGTACAGAAGTGCAATAACAATGAAGCACAAGATGCAAGTCACAACGACTACAACAAAGCCCCAAATTCGGACTTCAAATTCTTCAGTTGTTAGGTTTGGCTTCTGGTTGGACATCGTTAACCTTTTTTTCCAAAATGGGGGCGACTAAGTATTCGGGACATTGTTGGGTAAACAAGCACTTGGGTTTTTGGCATTGTTCGGCATGAAAGTTGTCTGGATTCTGGCAAAAATATCGGTAACGATCTTCACAGCCAGTAAGCAGTAATAACAAAAGCAAATATCTCATACCATTACATCCACTTGTGAAGCCTTAACCCAATGAGTCTTTATCTCTTGTACTTTCTGTTGCTGATCTGCTTGTCTGTTCAACTCGGCTAACCTTGCCATGTTCTGTTGGTGGATCACCCGATGAGCCTCCCAAAGCATCCTTGCATTTTGTTGGTAAGTTGATATTTTCATAACCCAATCTTCCCCAATAAAAGTGCCACAATTTTGTTTGATAAGTCATCAGGTAAGAACTTCAGAAACCCTAGAAACCACCAAGCAACACACCCATAAATGAACACCTTTAGAAACATATCAAACTGTTTCTGGTACTCGTTCATCTTCCACATCCACCTTTAGGACATAGATTCATTAACTCGTTGATGCCAATAAACACCAAGAACAGAACAAAGACAATGCCACCAATGATGATTGCCCACTCTTGCATTTCTTCTTCTTTTTCTTTAGCTTTCTTATCAGCAGCTCTCAAAGCAGCCATCTCTTTAGCATCATCCCTGTCCATCTCAGCTTGACGAGATTTAATCTTGTTCCAGACATCAATCTTGCCTGTCTGCATGAACAACATCTTGAGTTCTTCCTCAAACGCTCTAGCTTGCTCAAGTGCCATCTCAATCTGTAGAGCAGCACCCATGTTTGAACCACGCTTTTCACGCTTGGCTTCAAGCATCGCTTTTGTGGCAACACTCTTAGCGTCAAACATCTTGCTAATCATCGGAGCAAGACCGCCTATATCATTGGCTACCTTACTAGCCTTTTTGACCATCGAAATGGCGCTTTGTAGGCCATTTAACGCACTAATCGGATCAATCATTTTCTCTTCTCCCACTTGAGACAGACTACTCTGCGATTTAACGCATTGCCAGTCCAAGTCCATTTAACACATCGGTATTCAATGGTTGCCGCCAAGAGAAAGGCGATCATGGAAATGCCCATACAACAATATAACTACAGTAAATGACAAAACAACTAAGAAGGACTGCCGCTAAATACTCAACAACCCACTCTTTCATTGTCTTTCAGATAAATTGTATTGTCCTACAGCACTTGGAACTAAAACACTTCCAAGAGGAGCTGACTGCTGAGAAAACAATCCACCCATGCTTCTAAACAATTCTGGTCGTTGACGCAACAAGATGTCAATTGCCGCTTGTCCTGTAGGACTGTATGCTGGAGGAATAAGACCAACAGCAGGAATTGCAACTTGAGGTTGAGACAACAATCCCAATCCACCAACAGTAGATGCCGCAATACGACCCTCTAATGTTGATCTTGCAGTGTCTCCAAGAACCTGAACTGCCGCATCAGAGATTTCTTGTCCTTTAGCACGACCTTTAGCAAATGAAGTTTTACGCCTTGTTTGGTCTTGTTGACGAACGGCAGTGTTAAATTGTTTTGGCGTAAAAACACCATTATCAGCACCAGAATTAGCAGCCGCTACATTGATAACAGATAAATCACTGTATGCACTATCTATCCTACGCAACTTAGATGTTTGTTTTGGATTCTGGAAATACAACTCTTTCTTGATAGCACCAAGAACATCAGTCAACGCCTCTCCAACCTCACGCTCAGAAGCGGTTGCACTATTAGCGTAGTTGCTTGCTTTTTTACGCAAATCAGACTCAATACCTTTGTATGTTTGTCCATCAATCTTTTGACCAGCAAACTTGCCAAAAACAATGTCGTTTAATGTTTCAGTAACTTGCTTTCTTTGGTTTGCATCCAAACTCTTAGCCTTACTCAAAGCACCAAGGATATTGCTTGTTGTTGCAAAGTCTAAGTCAAACGACATCTTTGATAAGACATCATCATATTTCTTAGATACTTCATCAGAAGCATAAGCGATGGCATCTCTGCCAACAACATCAGCAGGCAACTTGTCATCAACCTTACCAAGAGCTTTGTTGATTACACCTTTGTTGAAATCAAACAATACACGCTGTCTTGCGTTCTCAATGCTTGATCCAATTAAAGGTAAGTTTTGAGCAAACTCTTCAATTGTCTTAAATTGTCCACCAAGAGTTTGACCTGTTGTTGGTGTAATTCCAAGATCACGCATGGTTTTCTCTGCTTTAGAGACCAATGGATTTAGCACTCTACCTGCACCAGCAACAACTTTCTCACCAATAGGGCCAGTAACAGCACCCAAAGCAACTTGCTCAGTTTTCTGTTCACCAAAAGTTCCATCTCCAACAGCAGGTTGCATAGCGCCACCAACAGCACCACCTGCTGCCGCTTGTCCAACAGTAGATACACCTCTTGCCCTTGCTAACTGAGCAACTCTTGCCGCAGGAAGTAAGCTAGCTGGGTTTAAAATATTTCCACCAAGTCGTGAAACATCAAATCCAGATTCACCCTGAGCTTGGCGTTGAGCTTGATATGCTTGCTCTTCAGCTTTAGCCATTTCATCAACACGCATTGCTTCTTTGGAGAAAAATTCGCTCACAGGATTAGGCGTAGTTCCACCTAAACTTGTAACTCCTGCCAAAGCACGAGGAAGTAATTGAGCCGCCCCAGTAATCGGGTCTTTCAAACCCATTAAGAAACCAGATGAAGGTGCTTTTACATCTTGTTGAGCAGGTTGAGGTTGCAAAGAACTTTTAATCCTTGCAAGTGCCACATCTTCAGTCAAGCCATCTGGCAACTCATAAGACACACCTTTGTATTCATAAATGGTAGGCATGATTACTTATCCTTTAACTTGATTGGATTTTGTGGAGAACCAAGAGGTGCATTTATTGGCGCTGTTGATAGCGGCTCGCCTTTACCAGAAGAAGCCGCTTGTTTCTGAAGTCTCTCAATGTTGTTTCTTGTTTTTCTTTCGGCACTTTCTAAAACACGCAACATTGCTTTTGGCTCCATCCTTAACTCACCAGCAACAACTTTTTGCAAGTATTTCAATTCTTCATTGGAGTCATTTCCACCAAACTGTTGCAGTCTAGGAATAACAATCTCACCAATGTTAGACATGAAAACTTCAGTATTTTCAACCTTTTGTGGGCTACCAATACCAGTGTACTTGGCAACAAATTGCTTTTCAGGGCCATAAGCGCCAGCATAAATGCCTTGATTAACAAGTTTGATAGCGTCATCAAAAGCAGTCTTCAAAGAAAACTGAGTTTCAATGTTTGCTAAGTTTTCACCAATTATTTTTCCTGCCGCTTTAGATGCTGTACCAGTATCAACATTGATACCGCCAATAGTGACATTTCCTGTACCTTTGCTTGCACCTTCAAGTTTTTTGCCTAAGTATTCATTCATTCGTTTAATGTATGGCTCAGTTCCTGGAGTCAATCCTGCATCAACAAGTTCCTGACCAAATGCGGACAACTTTTCTTTTTCAGGCTTTGTAGTCAGTCGATTAAGTGTTGTCAAACGAGTTGTAATCATATTCATTGCACGATCACGCTCTGGAGATGCAGGTTGATTACGCAATTGATCTTGAGCATCTGTCAAACTGGCAATTTCATTTGCAATTTGAATGTCGTTTGGAGTTGTTTGTTGACGCTCACGATTTGCTGCGGCAAGACGCTGTTGCATCAGTGCCATTTCACTCTGTGCTTGACGAGCATATTGAGCTAATTGCATAGCACCTTGTTGGTCACCAGCTTGTGCCAACATTTGAGCGCCTTTAAGAATCGACTCAGGATTAGTCTGGTCAATCTGTTGAGCAATTGCATTTCGAGTGCTAATTAACTTTAATTGTGGGTCTTCAGCGCCCAACATACCGCCTACAGCACGACCAAGACCCGCAGAGCCTGCATAGGTCATAGCCGCACCACGAGCTTCTGGAGACAGTTGAGCCAACTGAGCGCCTTGGCTTAAAGCCGACATTTGCTGTTGTTGACCATACATTTCGGGAGTTAACCCAAATAAGCTAGGAATAATATCTGCCATCTTGCTCTCCAATTAAGTCCAATATCCAGGGTTAGCAAACTCACCAACTGCTAGAGGATTTCCCGCCATTGCAGTTGAAGGTGATGAAAGCAGTCCAGTTGTCCAGTTAGCCAATCCTTGACCAAGCAAAGATGTTGGGCTACCCAAGCCACCCAAAACAGTTGCATAAGGGTTAGTTGTAGCTGCAGGACTTGTAGCCAAAGCTGTACTCAATTGAGCGCCCGTTAAGCCTAAACGACCCGCATTAGCACCCGCTTGAGCTTGTTGTTGAGCAATACCTTGGCTAAGTGCAAATGGCTGTTGACCTTGTGCTTCCAAGTTTTGTGCTTGACCCATTGCGGCTGTATATGGAGCATAAGCCGCTTGCTGACCCGCATAGAACTGACCCATAGCGCCAGCGCCTTGACCAAGCAATCCCGCACCAAACTGAACTTGTTGTTGACCAGCTTGTTGTGCTTGAGCCGCCAAAGCAAGTTCTTGTTGTGCCCTTGCGTTATACAAGGCTTGCAGTTCAGGTGTAGTTGCACCCAAATTACCACCTTGAGCAACAGACAATCCTGCACGACCTTGTTGTTGCAATCTGTTTTGCAAGTTAGCCAATTCCAATTCACGGCTAGGTTGTAACAATTGCATCTGTTGATTGATGTAGCGCTGTGCAACTTCCTCAGGAGTCTGAGCCAAGTATTTGTTACCAAGGTTAAACAAACTCTGAGCGCCTGTTTGCAAAGGAGCAAATTGACCTTGTGCTTGCTCTGCTTGTGTCAAACCTTGATTAGACAAAGCCATCAAACGATCTTGCTGTGCTTTAGCTTCTGGCGACAATGTGTAACCAGCACTTTCTAAGCGACCAGTTGTAGGATTGTATGTAAAGTTAGAAGCACCAAATCGAGTGGTCATGCCAACAGGACGGAATTGAGCCGCTTCTTTAGCTGCAGCAGTCTCAGCATCAATACGAGCTTGTGCTTGTTGAGCCGCTTCTCTAGAAGTCTGTTGTTGTAACAATCCACCAGCAGTAGTCAAACCACCAGAAATTAAGCCAGCCAATTGTTGACCAGTTAGATTGCCGAGTAAATTAGTGCCTGCAGTTGTAGCGGCAGTTCCTAATCCACTTAAAAGTCCACCAGTAGTACCACCAGTAACTCCTCCAGTAGTACCACCAATTACGCCACCACCAACAGCTTCACTACCAGTAACTCCTGTACCAACACCAGTACCAAGAATGCTAGTTCCTAAGTCAGAACCCGCGAGAATGCCTGTTCCAGTCAATCCTGCAGTACCAGCACCAGCTAATAATCCTGTTCCCAAAGTAGAACCAGTTAGAACACCAGTTCCAGTTAAGCCAGTTCCTGCAGTAATTCCAGCGCCTAAACCCTCTGCACCAAGTCCTGCTGTTCCTGCATTTAAACCTAAACCACTTGATCCTGCGGTTAAACCAGTACCACCACCCATGCCTGTAACAGTAGAACCCAAACCATTTTGAGTCATGTAAGCAATATCTGCTTGAGGAACTCCAGCAGTTGCCAATTGTTCAGCAGTAATGTTATTGGCATTGAACCAATTGATTTTCTCTTGTGGTGTTAAAGTCTCCCAACCTTGTGGAAGATTAGCGCCAATTTGTGCCGCCATTGCTTGAGGTGTTGCAACTCCAGTCAACAAACCAGAATCAACTACAGTTGTCAAAGCGCCTGTACCAAGATTAGCTGTGTTTGACAAACCAGTAACGCCACCAGTAGTAGCCGCTGTTCCTGCACCAGTTCCAAGCAACTCTGTGCCAAGAGTTGAACCACTCAGAATACCAGTACCAGTCAAGGCTTCTGTTCCAGTTGTACCAAGTAAACCAGCACCAAGTTCAGAGCCTGCAAGAACGCCAGTACCAGTCAATCCCGCAAGAGTTCCTGATCCACCAAGCAAACCAGTGCCTAATGTAGAACCTGACAAAACACCAGTACCAGTTAAGCCTTCAGCCGCAGTCAATCCAAGACCACCAGTAGATGAAAAGCCTAAACCACTACCTCCTGCTGTCAAACCAGTTCCTGCACCCATGCCAGAAACACCAGTTCCTAACTCTGCAGCTGTAGTGCCACCGCTTAACAAACCTTCAGTACCAACAGCACCTAAACCACTTGTTGCAAGACCAATACCACCCATTACACCAAGTGCAATAAGTGTGTCTTTGGTTAGATCAGAACTAGAAGCGCCACTTGTGAAGAACTGAGGATTTCCTTGTGCATCAAAAGCAACACCATAACCAGTATTGCCTTTACCACTATAAGTTCCTCCAAAGAAAGTACCAATCTGGCGTTCGCCATAAGTGTTTTCTAGCTCTTGGCCTGTTTCTTTGTTGTAGTACTTATTGACAATTTGCTCTGGAGATTCACCCCATTCACCAGCCATGTATGGAATAACTTCTTGTTTAACACCAAGTTGTTTAATGTCAGTAATTCCTGCTTTTGCAAGAATGTTAGCCATGTCAGCGGCATTAGCTTGAGCAGAACCCTTGCCCTCACCCTTCCATTTAGACGAGTCGCTAGATGCAAGGATTTGCTTAACTAGGTTGTCAATAATAGTTTGATCTACTGCCATGATTTTTCCTTACAAATCGCCTGTGTTTGTTGACGGGAATGCTCTTGTCGTTCCAGATGTTCCTGCCCAAATAATTCTTACTGCACCACTTGATCCTGAAGCACCACCACCTGTAGCTCTACCACCGCCACCATAAGCGCCACCTTGTCCACCAGAAACTGCAGATACACCAGTAGTTCCACCAGAACCACCTTCACCACCAAAAGCATTGAATGTTGGACTTGTATCTATTAAACCACCAGCTCCACTTGAACCTTGTCCAAGTATTCCTACACCGCCACCGCCAGCTCCATAATAGCTTTCTGAAGCACCGCCACCACCACCACCGCCAGAGCCTGCTGATCCATCAGTTTGCGATCTACCGCCAGCGCCACCATTACCAGAATAGCCGCCTGCACCACCACCGCCACCGCCTCCACCAGCACTACCATCACCACCACCAGCGCCACCATTACCACCACCATCGCCTGTATAAGTGCCTCCAGTTGGAGCAGATGCACCACCACCTTTTACAGTAGATGTATCAATGAAATATGAATCGCTACCAGCAGCCCCAACAACTACTGTATAAGTAACACCTGGTATAACAGATATATTATTTTTATATCCTAAACCACCGCCACCACCAGCGTAAGTATCTCCATTACCATTAGCGCCACCACCAACACAAACAACAGAAACTCTACTTACACCAGCAGGACATTGCCATGAATATGTGCCTGCAGTTGTATAAGCCTGTTGCCCTGCAGAAGCAGTTGCATAACTATTAGCAATGAAATTTAATGCGGCAAACATTATGGTGTATACCCTTGTGTGTAAGAACCATACCAATTTGTACCATCAGCAACAAAAGAAAATATATCCATTTTGCCAGCAGTACTTGTTACAGTTGGAGAGCCAAAAGCATTCCACTTAACACCAGTAAATGTTGCAGTACCACCACCAGTAGTCGCTGCTTGTTTAAGCAATAGAACAAAAGATTTTCCTGCTGTAGCAGTAGGCATTGTGAATGTACAAGCAGTAGATGCAGTCAATGTAGCAGTCTGAACAGTACCATTAGTCAATGACAAAGTATTGCTAGAAGTAACAGTACCAATAGCAACAACACCCTCAACATAGTTGTTGATAGTAGGATTTGTCAGAGTCTTGTTTGTCAGAGTTTGAGTATCTGTAGTGCCAACAATCGTGCCACTAGGTGCGCTAGAAGAATCTAACTTAGTTGCAATAGCAGTAGCAATGTTGTTAAACTCAGTATCAATCTCAGTACCTTTAACAATCTTTAAAGGATTACCAGAAGTGAGATTGTCTTTACTAGCAAAGTCGGTGCTTTTGGTGTAATTACTCACGATATTTTCCCATTCTTAGCTTGGATTTCAATTTTCTGAATTGACAATTGATTGCCATTTATGTCGGATTCATAACCAGTTTGTACAACTTTACCATTGCCAGAAGCAGGAACAGTTATAGTATTTAATGCAACTCCATTAGAGTAATAAGCAATAGTCGTGGCATTAGCTCCATACTCAGCCGATCCATACTCAGCAATACTTTGACTGGTTATTGTTCTAGTAGCACTTAAATAATTAGCTCTAAAATCAAATCCCCACTTAACACTCATCGTTTGATTTTTACCACCAATTATTACGGCAGAAATCTTTTTCAGAATAGAAGTTTGATTGACATTGCCAAGGTCTGCATTATTGGTGTAATACAACATACGATAAGTAGATGTGTCATCTAAATATCCAGTATGCGTACCAATATAGCCAGTTTTACCAATGTAAAGATCACCATTCCTACGAGATAAGAATGACTTTGGATCAATAGAATCCCAAGTTGTTACTCTTGAAGAACCATCTTGCAACATTACTTTTGTGTCAAAGCAATAAACAGACTTGTAAGTTGGCATTGTGAGCAAATAAAAACCTTCACGCTCAGAATACACAGACTTTATTGATGACAAAGTTTCACCCGCAACAGATGTCATCAAATCATTACGAACATTCTTAGACAAATCACGCTCTGGAGCAGACTTCTCTTGAATCGTTCTCATCAATGAACGAACACCGCTGTTTGACAAGAAAATAACATCAGAACTAGTTGTCTGAACAGAATCTCTTGCCATGCAACCAATGCCACCAATGGTGTCGTACAAAGTCATTGTCGATGGTGTAGTCGCACCTTGATAAACTAAGATTTGACGCTTGCCAAAGATAAACAAGAAACCATTGTGAGCAGCCAAAGCCTGAACTTCATCAGCACCATTAGGCCAAATCTGGTTAACATTCAAAGAACCAGAAGTACCACCAGTCCAAATGTGACCAGTAAGCAAATCAGAGAAAGTTACAGTAGTCTTGTCAGAAGCAGTATTAGCAACCCATAAACGACCAAATGCAGAAATAGCCAAGTTTGCAGAAGGAACAGTCCCTGCATAACCAGACTTTTCACTCACTCTGCGATAAGTAGTTGTACTTACTGCAGGATCGTAGATCAATGGATCGTGTCCTGTTTGAAAGAAGTATGTGATGCCATTCAAGGATGCACATTGCCAATTGCTCGCAGTAATAGTAGGAGCAGTACCACCCCCCCCATAGGTCAACTCAGTAACAGCATTAGAAGTACCGAGCTTAAACAACTTATTGTTTCCAGCAAACAAGACAGTCAATGTGCCATCAGTCTGAACTAACTCATGAATCACACCAACATCATTAGCACCAAGGTTTCCAGAAGATGAATTAACCTTTGTCCAACCTTTACGAGAGCCAATACGACCATATTGGTCAATCACACAATTGGTAGCAACAAGCGCAAAGCCTGCAGCCAAATCCAA